ATGAGAGCTTCGGCGTCCTCGATCATTCGTTTGGTGGTCGCGTTATTAAAAGAGAAGTCAAGAATTACAACAACTTTCCCATTCACATCGGGCGGTGTTGTGCCGTGTTTACACGCATGATACTCCGCGCGGCTTCCCAAGAGCTTCCACGCGGCATACGCCGCGCCGAACCCATCATTACAATCCGCATGATAAATTACACAATCAACTGATCCTGGTTTGACTACAGACATGATAACCCTATACACTTTAGGCTAATTAAATATCCTCGATTAACGCTATACTTTTCTCTGCTTTTTCGGCATTTTGATAAGCCTCATGTTCTTCGACGGTACTGTGACGCCCATAATCATCGTGAAACCGCACGACACCGTCGCTGTAAGTTCGATAGGCAATTTCCACTATCGTACTATCTTCTAGCGCCTTTATACGATAGGGACACCCAGACTGGATATTAATCGTGTCCCCAGGTAAAACTTGCATCGAATGAAACTCATAGTGTTCCTGAGGGTGCTCGTTCGAATATGTTAGTAAAAGTTTACCGGACAATAAAAACAACGTCTCATCTTTGATCTTATTGTATTTTAGACTGTTACGACAATCTTTGTTAAGACGAAGAATCTTGCCCGATATCCTACCGGTTCCACCGGTGCTCCATTGGCGCTCCTCGCCCCATGGCTTCGAAACGTTCTTCGAACTTGTCACCCATATACTTTTCATAGCAAGCCCCACCACTTCATCGTCGACTCGAGTCCCGCGGCAAACGATATTTGAGATCGAAATCCAAGTGTTTTCATCGCCAAAGCTGGATCGCCGAGAGTATGCATAACATCACCCGGACGCCATGGCGCATTCACCCTCTCGTAGGGTCCAGTGGCCTTCCAGATCATTCGTAAAATTTCATCATTAGTTACCGAATGGCCCGTACAAATGTTAAGGGATGCGCCCTTCAAGTCCTCTCCGTGCAACGCTGCCAAGATGTTGGCGGTGGCGATGTCATCAACATAAACCATGTCGCGGCTTTGTGACCCGTCACCATCAGAGCGTAACTGTTTTCCTGCTTTAAGTGCATTACACCATGCAGCGACTGCAGTCGCATATGCGCCCGTCCCATCGTGACCAGGACCGTACACGTTGAAATAACGTAACGAAACGGAATCAAGTCCATGAAACTTATGAAACATCGGCAAAAATCGATCGATCGTTAATTTTTGTAACGCGTAAGGAGACTCTGGCGCAGGTGTAGCCAATTCGTTTGTCGCGTGGTCGGAACCAGAATAGTGATCGCCATATACGGAACACGACGAAGAAAACACGAACCGACGAATGTTACCGACGCATGCGGCAAGAAGCGCGAGAGTTTTTGTAACGTTATTCTCCGTGGTACGTACCGGATACTGGACGGAATACTCTACTCGTGGATCGGCGGCGAGATGAAAAACGTAATTGTAAAACCCTTGCGCGATCCTACTCAAGACGAGAGGGTGAGCGAAATCACCTTCGATAACCAGAACGTGGTTACCGTCAAGCTCTTCAATTTCGTCGGTATTTTGGTAAATACTAATCAGGTCCGCTGGTACAACCCGAAGTGGAGCGTTCGTCAGTTTCGATAGATCGCCACCTGACATGTCGTCCACCACATCGACTCGCACATCCTGTTCGCGAAGCTTCCTTACCAGCGCGCTCCCAATAAACCCACACCCACCGGTAACCAAAACTCTCATCGGTTCTCTCCTAAAAGTAATTTGATTGGTCTAAGTTGCTCCGAAACACCATACATCAAACTTCTCATTTTCTTTTTGTTCCCTAGCATGGCCATGCGATGGGCCGCTAGAATTTGTGCCCAATCGTACCAGTAGTCGTCCAGGTCCTTCGCCTCGGCCAGGATCTCGTCGACGTGGTCAACATGCTTGCAGGAACGAAGATGCGCTTCAATCACATACAACCTACGCGTACTGTTCTGCAAAGGCATCGGGCTCATAGGACCACGCGTGTAACTCAACAAGCTACTTTCGGCTACATTTCGTTTGTCAAGAATCTCGTCTAACATTTCGAAATGTCTCTCGTACACGTGAAGTGAATTTGAAACATGGATGTACGTTCCTATGGGCACGCCTAGCTCGATCGCCATCAATTCCTGTAGAAATGTAAACGCAGGAACATCGTACGAAATTCCTAAAACAAGATCGCTCGAACGCATGTTTGCAACCATATCGAGCGCTCCGTTCCTAATAAAAAACTGAAGACCTATTGTACAGGGGACATCCTTCAATCCAATGATGCTGTCTTCGGGCGTTCGGATATGTAGAAACGCCCGTCGCGAATCCGGATCGTTCTCTAACTCGTTTTTTATGTATTCCCACTGGTTCAAATTTCCTTGTGCGATTCTCGGATGGGTCTTGAAAATCCTCGCCCCATACGCGCTGTTCGCAGTAGTACCATCATCACTGATGGCGTACCAAAACGGAGCGTAGTTCGCTATCCACTCCGTCTCATTATTTCCGCTAAAGTACCAAAGCGCCTCTGCGATCATGTACTGGATCTTAAACTTTCGGGCGGGGACGTAAGGAATCCTGTGTAGCGGATTTGTTATCTCAAATCTTACGCCCAACTTCTCCTTAACCTTCATCCCACGAGGCGAGGAGATGTGATCATAATCATCGCGTAGCTCTTCCACTAGACTTAGGTACGCGCTGGTAAAATCCTTGAAACAACGAGTGGGTTTAGTCATTGTGATACACTCCCGACTAGATTTGATAACGATACCATTATCCTATCCCAACTCGATATGTTTTGAGCGGTACCCGAATATATCTCAATGGGTACAGAACGATGTCCATACACGGGATGCAAAAAGTGTTTCGTCAACAATACGAGATCAGGTATTAGCTCGTTAGCAACGTCGGACGCCCGCATGTAAACAACAACGCGATCTACCATGAAGTGAATCGCTAACGTACATGCAACGTCGATTGTCTTATCTTCAACACTTTCGAGATATCGCTTTCCGGGGTTTGCTAATCTCACAACGCATCGACGACAGCCAGAACTTCGCTCGAGTACGTCGCGGACATTCGTAAGTAACTCGTCCTTGGATAGTCCATTTTCCCGGCCACACGCGACAGAGTAGTTCGTTGTGTCCAGCTTGGCAGACGCTTCAAGCATATTACCCAACCCCCGTAAGCTTGGACGAGAATCCACAAAAGCGATCAAGCTTCGAGGATCAACGTTGAGCGTTTCAAACATGCGCGACTTGACAGCGACGTAAGCCGCCATCGTCCTCCCACACTCCTCTTCTATCGCATTAACCTCGCAAACAGGAAACCTGGAAAGCCTTACGAGGTACGAATCGTTTTCTTCCAACGGAGGTTTGTACGCGTCTACGAAACCGTTATTCGTCATCGCCACCCCCCGAGTAATGATCACAAAGATAAAGAAGTGGTGGCTGTAACCCCAGATTTTTCGCTTTTCTAACCTGAAAGACGTAGCTGTCTAAAACGCTGTCGACGTTAAAAACAATCGGTCGACCGTGCGCGTTGAACGACGTGTTGATAAGGATCTTGCGACCCTCGACCTTATCAAAGATTCCCGACATCACCGGATCATCGCTATTGACGAACTGCGGTCGACCCGAAAAACGACCGCTGTAATCACTCATCACAGGGTACGCGTGTGTTACACCATCATAATCCATGATCTCGCCCGATCCACCCAAGTAATCGTACGTGACAATCATGTAACGATCCGAACCGACAACCCTCTCGTAAAGCTCCGGCTCGAAATAGTTCGCGGCCTCGGAGGCAGGCATCACCGGTGCCATTGGCATGACGGTATCACGATCGTTCAACGTGTTGATTCTCTCTACATTCTTCTTCGTCGGTTTGGCTAGCGTCGTCGTCGAACACAGCGCTCGTGGACCAAACTCCATTGGGCCCGTGACTATGTTAACGATCTCGCCATTCGCTAACGAATTTGTTACCGCAGTTGTAAAGTCGTTACGATCGTCGAAGTGTTCGATGTAGTCTTTACACATATCGAAATCTTCCTGTGACATGACATCACGCCAACCGCTAAACGATTCGCGGGTTCCCCACTTAAGATCGCCGAACTTAAACTGACCGACGAAATACTCATACATACCGATGCCGCAACCCTGATCACCCGCGAGAGGAATCACGCTAAATAATCCTGGGATTTGCTTAAGCAGACGGTTGTTGAGCTTAACGTTGTAGAACACCCCGCCGGCGACCAGAAGGTGCTTAATCCCCAAGCCGGAGACCACTTTTACTAACACGTTTTCCACGATCATCTGAACGAACGTGCCAACGATAACCCTTTTTTCCCGGGAATCGATGGAGTCGGGATCGATGTTTAGCGATGCCAAAACCTCGTCGAATCGCTTGTGCCACGTCTCACGCGCCATGGCCAAATCGTTCAAATCGATCATTCCCTCGCCAGTAGAGTTATGACTCGAGGGCTTCGCCATAATTAGGTCATTCCCTAAAAATGATTGGAACACCTCTGCTTCCTGTATGGCTGCGACTTCTCTCAGCTTTTCGCGAGTTTGTTCGTCGAGGGTTTCTCCAATGTGACTCTCGTAACCCAAAAACTTATATTCGTCCTGGTTTTCCTTCATGCCGCAATACGACGTCGCGAATTGATACATGAGCCCCATCGAACGTTCGTAGCCCCACACTCGTCTAACGAGCCTAAGGTCACCGCCGGCTGCGATGCCAGACGCCGACATCTCGTAAACCGAAAGCACCTCCTGCCAGTTTCCGAAACCGTCCACGACTACGACGTGTACCGTATCGTCTGTATCGACGAGCTCAAGGTTCTTCGTCGTAACCTTATCCCGAAAAAACGAAAGCGCTGACCAAGCGTGAGCATCATGGTGAGTAAAGGACGGCACGCCGGTCACGGCGCTCGTAAGCCGTGACCGGCGTGACCCAGTAAGGAATTCTGAGCGGTGATCGGAAACGAACTCCGGACGTAGGTCGTAACGCTCCACCAAGTCTTCAAAGTGTGTACGATCGAAGTACTTTCCATCCGGGATGGCTTGAGGCCCAAATACGTCGAACCAATGCGAAACAAGTACGCGAGATCCGGGCGCTATTTCACACTGCTCTTCGATTAACTTAAGCGCCTTACGCGGGTAGTCGGAGGTCGCCTTCTTCCTATTAAGACGTTCTTCCTCGTAACCGATTGCCTTCGCCCCGTCGTAATAGATCACGCTAGCGTGATGACCCAAAGTAATCAAAAGCGCAGTATTAGTCATGTATCACCTCATTTTGTAAATTCATTATATCAATAACATCCCTAATTTTCAATCCGTCTTCGTCGATTGGCGTACCACAAGGCTTACCCATTATCAACTTATCGTACTCGACGCCCCATGATGCAAGTTGTGATCGAGTCGTATCATAGAGCATGGCGTAAACCATGGCGGCATCATTGTTGTATCTTTTCATACCTCGCGCAGTATGAACGATCACCTCGGCTCCCGAGCGATACACTCGATTTACGACTTCAACCGCCTCGCGTATGGGTTGCGCATTGTGATATTCCCCCCGAGTCTCGGTGCAAATTGTTCCGTCCAAGTCGAACACATAGCTTTGACGACCGATAGGTTTCACGGCCATATGTCTAGCGATAACTTGATCGGATGTTGTTTTCTCGATCATGGTCCATTTCGAGTTCCAGTCATCCCAAAACCAGGCGACGTAATCCTTTCGCGCCGCCTTGGTGATACAAAACGATCCGCTAATCCTACAGTTCACCTCGAGTAACTTGGGAATACCCGCGGCGTCGAACTTAAACTGCGCGAACCATACGTGGGAAAGCTTAAGCTCCTCCGCGAGCTTCCTTACCAGAGACTCTATCGTGCCCTTGGCATCCGCGACAGATTTCCCGTATGCCGTGATACCATCGCGGATGCGCTCTCTAATGCGAACGTTGTAGTCTTTGAGGCGTCCGTGTCGATCCGAAACGCAATCCACGGTAAATTCCTGACCCGGTAGATACTCAGTAATGACGTGCGTATCCCATAACGGTGACTCCTGCGATGGTGCACCTAGCAGCTCTTGTGTTCCTTGTCCGGAGCTTCCGTAAAACGGTTTAGCGAAACAACGAACATTTGTCGCGTCGGCGTCGTTACGACTAAACACCAGTGGAGACATTCCAGGAAACTTCTTGTAGAGCACGTGCTTAAACAAACATGCCTCCAGCGAGCGTCGATCGGGTAAAATCGATACGCATCGTATACTTTCCGGAACATCATCCCAGTTATCGTATACGAACTTCATCATCTTACAGTTCGTGTATACGATGTCCGTAATACTTTTTTCTGTCACGATCTCTTCAACTCGAGCCAAAAATTTATGAGGCTCGTCAAAAGGCGATGGAACTTGCAGGATCCTCTTCGCTGTTAGATATGCGCGACCTGCATTCATCGTATCGTAATGACACCCCCATAAAGAATGCTTATTCGTTTTGGTTAGGCTCTTCACGAACTCGATCGAACTCTCATTACCAAATGTCATAAGTAGAATTCTTCTGTTCATCGAATTGTTCCCTCTAACCTTCTAAGCAAGGCGCTAACTTCACTATCATCTTCAGGGTTTAATCTAACCTTGAACATATGCGCTTTATCAAACGCTTGCTCAAATAGGCGTTTAATCGCTTCGTTTTGTTCACGTGTGACAGTCTCATCACGATCCAACCATTCGGCGTCTCGTCGACACAAAACCAACAAATATCCCAGTTCCCTAAACTTATTTTCGATTTTATGCCTTATTTCGGGCGTGATGTTTCCTCGCTGGAAATATTCGCCGTAAGCGATCTCGGATAGGTAACTTCGATCGAAAACGTAACCTAACGGTGATCTATCAATATCATAAAAGTAACTGGCGAAATAGTCGAACTTGTCATCAACGAAACCGTATCGCTTATGCATGTGAATGATTTTTAGGCCAGTCTCTTTAGCAATGCGATCACACAACGTCGACTTACCAGACTGCTCGGCGCCCTCAACTATTACACCACGAAAAAACACTATGCCCCCAACGATCGATACTTCATACGCTTCCACTTCGTTGCCGTACCGAAATCATTCGTTTTAGCTTCCGAGTAAGCGAATGAGTATGGAGGCACGTTTGTCTGACCGTCCCACCCCCAACAAAACATTCGTCTTTGCATACCAGACTCGCCAATGACTTCTAGTAGCAAGTAAGGACTACCACGCTTGGTTTTTTTCGGTGTAGCCTTACATACGATGAACCAGTAAACGTCATTCTCCGTCGTCACGTCATCAATGGACATAATTCCTTTTTCGCGTAATCTTTCGATTAGCGCGGGTTTGACTATGTCTAACGCGCTAAATGCCCCGAAAAGACCGGTGTAATTCGTCGCGATCTCGGCCGGCGTCCACCCCGGAGAGTCCTTGGCTTCGAGACTTGCTTCTCGTAACACACGTTGCGCAAACCCGGGGTCGGTCTTCTTGCGCTTACGCAGGTCCGCGTAGTTATCGATTACAACGTCATAAAACTGTCGGTAGTTTTCGAACACGCAATCCTGACCAACGACGCCCAACGAATCAAACGCCCGCGCCTTGATAAGCGCGGCCATGGCACCCTTGTTGAATTTCTTATGTTTCCACGTGCCATCCTCATTCCACAGTAGATCTTCAATGCACGTATACGGTCGACTCGCAACTATCTCACGTGCAGCCGCGGTGCCCACCGCCTTACACGCCAAGAAGGATGGCATAAACTTCTTACCGGGTAAGATAGTCCAGGACGTCGACGCGTAATTGACATCAATCGGTACAACTTCGTAACCCAAACCCTTAAGCTCGCCAATCGCCTTAGCTCGTTTTTTAGGGTTACTGGACGAAGCCTCGAGGTAGGCACACAACCATTCTTCCTCGTAGTGAGTCAGAAGCCAAGCGCAATAATATGAATCGACAGCATACGAAACAGCGTGAGCCTTGTTGAACCCGTAACCAGCAAAGTAAAGAATCTTTTCGTACAGATCACTCGCGATCTTTCTGGGTACGCCGTTACTCACCGATCCCCCCACGAATCGCTTCTGGAGCTTTCTCGCAGACTCGAGATTGGCCTCTTTCTCGGACGCCTTACGCTTAAGCAACCCGCGACGAACCTGATCGGTATCTTCCTCGGGGAAACCAGCGACCACGGAACACAGTTGCATGATCTGCTCTTGGAAAATAATCATACCATACGTCGATTCTAGAACCTCTTTGATAAGAGGGTGACCATAATCGACTTGGTCGGGATTACTCTTCGCCGTGATATACAACTTATCGACCTTCGCGGCCAGGGGACCCGGACGATAAACGGAGGTAAGCGTCGCGATGTCGATGATATTTTTTGGTTGCGCCTTCATGAACAACCGACGCGCGCCTCTACCCGCCAACTGAAAGACTCCTGGGAAACGACCTTCTTCGTACACGTTTTTGTAAACGCGTTGATCGTTCATGTCGATGATTTTGGGATCCATGTGTTTATCGAACCAGTCGCGCACTTGTTCGAACGTAGGGTTCTCGATACCTTCCTTGCGTTGTAAAACGAGTTCGATAGTACGCTGAATGATCCGTAGCGTTTCGAGCCCAAGCAAATCAAACTTAATCCACCCTAGCGACTCGAGGTGCTTATAGTTCATACCCTCCACCCAGGGGGTTTGCATCTCGCCTTTCGCGCGAATGAGTGGCATACGCTCGGCTATACGTTCGGAAATGATGCAACCACCCGCGTGCTTACCAAGCGACTTGTTTTGCTTAAAGAGAATCTGGATTGGTCCCGCCACCTCAGGATACTTGTCGATGAACGCCCTAAACGTTGGCGAATGTTTATAAGCATCCTCGTACAACAAGACAAACATGTTTTTGTCCATGCCTCGCGTAAAGATAGCTTTCTTAACGTCGTTTTCAACGGGCGCCAACGCCCGGTTTGCCTCATCGAACGGGATACCGTAGAAACGAGAAATGTCTTTCACAAGACTTTTGAGTTTAAACGTGTTGTAGTTCGAGATCGGTACGATGTTTTCACCGCCGAATTCTTGCTTCAAAAGATCGATGAGATGATCTCTATCGGCGACATCCGAATCGATGTCCGGTGCGCCCTGGCGATGGACGCTTAAGAATCTGCTAAAGAGCAAACCATACTCAATGGGATCGATGTTCGTGATCCCCAACACGTATGCGACCAAGGAACCCGCTGCGGAACCTCGACCGGGACCGATGAGCATGTTATCACGGGCGATATCCATGATCGCCTTCATTGTCAAGAAGTACTTCGAAAAAGATTTTTGCTTGATGATCACTAGCTCGGTCTTCAATCGATCGATGTATTGTGGATCCTTGTGAAGCCCCCGCTCGACAAGACCACGCTTACACGCCTCCAGCAACGCGTCGTCTTCAGTCATGTTTTCCGGAACAACGTAGTCCGGAAGTTTCATGCTGGTGTCTGGATGTATGTCACCAATCATGTGGTGTGCGATATCGTAAGTTCTTTCGACGGCGTCGCAAACGACTGCGTCGTCATAAAAATCGTAATTGTGCTTTTGATCTTGATAAGTTTCCCAAATCTGCTTTGCGTTCTTCGGGTAAAGCTCACACTTTAAATCATCACGCGAAGTAGGAAGTTTATCTGGATCCATATCACGATAGTTCAACCACCCCAGGTTCTTGTAAATCTCCCGTTCACGCCAGTGCTCCGGTCTGGAATAATGGCTATCACACGTTACAATGAGTTTATCTTCGACCCCATTTTGCTTGGCGAAATCAAGAAGTGCTCGATTGACAAGATGCTGAGCTGGGAGTCGGTTAAACTGTAGTTCTAGAAACGCCGCGTCCCGACCGACGGCATTCGTCAAACGGTCGTAAACGTTTCCGATCCCGCGAAGAACCTTTTCACTCAGGCCCGGGGTATCGTATAGATTCGCGCTTAGGTGATCAAACTCGACGTTCTGTAAATGCTTAAACACCTCGTACGCAGCGGGACCACCGATACATGCTGTAGAAACAAGTAGGTGACCGCCTTCGGACGCCTCCTTAAGCATCTTATAATCCACGCGAGGAAAGCGATAAAACCCTTCCGAGTACCCTCTCGATACCAGATGAAAAAGTCTATTCAGTCCTTCTGGGGTGCGTGGCAATACGACTAAGTGATGTCGTCTCTTAACGGGATCGTAAAACTTACCCGACTTCGACTCTTCCTCGTTTTCTACGGTAAATCCTTCACGGTCGACCTCAATACCCACGATGTCATCGTCTGCGTCAACGAGAGCGGTGAGGGGCGTAACAATCTTTTCTCGCTGTTCGCGAAGCGTACGAATCGCATCCTTATCACCTTTTTTCGCCGCGGCCGAAATCTGGTGATCTAGGCGCCAAACGTCCAAGTCCGGATGCACATACATTTCGCAGCCTGGAATGAACTTAAAGTCTATTCCTTTTTTTCGAAGCTTTTGTGAGTGGAAATAGGCGTGACCAAACGAATTCATGTGACCGTGTTCCGTTAACGCCCACGCGTTCATACCGTTTTCCAAAATATAGTCGATGTGTTCTTGCGGGTACCCAAGTCCATCAAACGTAGAAAACCCAGAGTGGGCATGTAAACCTGTAAAGCGCTTAGGCGTTAGCTTACTCAATTGTCCTCCCACTTAGGATTATCTCGTTTTTTCGCTTTATTTTCAAGGCGTTGTATAATAATCTCGTGTTTTTTCACATACGAATCGAATAATTCTTTCTCGTCGATTCCAAGTAAGATGAGCACAGCAAAGAAATAATTGACGGCGTCGACCATCTCTTCAAGGAACGCCGCCCTATCAAAATCCTCGTTGGTATCGGAGCGATGCGTCTTCCAGTTTTTTAGATGCTGGAGGGCTTCGAAAAGTTCCTCAACTCCCCGAAGGGTTGTTTCTCGAAGCGCCTGTTGGTTTTCGCGCTTTCGTATATCAACGGGCCACTCTGGATAACAAGTCTCGTCATTTTCTCTAAGATCGTTCATAAACTGTTCACGTAATTTGAACATACGCTCAAGCATATCTGCGGGTCCGTTCATTTTTTCTCCTAAAACGGGTTTTGTCGACAGTAATCGATCAACTCGATAATTTGCTCGAAATCGTCGTCACTACATTCTTTATAACTTTTTCCCATCTTGTTTTTAATACACTTATACAAATGCGCATAAGGATTGCGCGTCGCGTGATGTGGCGATGGAGGGAGTTTACCCTCAAGCTCTGCGCCCGCTGTAGCAATATTCTCCCGAATGATTTTAGCGCGCGCTTCACTGAGTGGCATTTAACACCTCGAAACAATCTTGCATTGGGCGGTTTTGACGATCGAAAGCAAAAACTTTATTGCCTATTAGTAGTAGCGCCTCACACAACGCCATATCGAGTACCAAGCTTACTTCCCCTGGCTCAAGAAATACAACCCACGGAACACGACCCATGTGAGGTAACAACCTCTGGTTATCAATCACCTCGACCACGGAGCACGAATTAACGCAACGAATAATCGAGCCTGATGTAAAAAGACTAGCCATCTCTGGCCCTCACATCGGTTCGTGATCTTACGAAACCGAAGATCACGAGTATCTCATTCGATGTATGTTACGATAAGCCTCACGGGAAAAGCGAGACTACGTAAGTTCGACGCTTAGCTGCGCCGCCTCTTGCGCCATCCTATTAATGGTCGCCTCAAGATGCTCAACGAAATCCGGGTGAGGATACGCGATGCTATCTTCGACGACCAATTTAAGTGTGCGAAGGTGATCCGTCACGTCCGTCCCTGACAAAATAGCCAATTGCAAAAGACGCGCTATTTCTGCGATTGTTGGATCACCCAACGTGATAGTGTCATTATTAGACATTCTTTCTCCTTTTAAGCAGTTCTATTGTAGTTTCGAAACGTAAGTTTGTTCACCGTTTATTTCGATTGATCTCTTAAAGATCGTAGTCTCTCAATGGTAGACGAGCTACCATAAACGAACTCTAGAATCCCTATCGAAAAACCTTGCGCATCATCATAACACACTAGACCATCATTCATCATCATTTTTATTCTGGTACAATTCGTCGATTTTTCCTTCCAACTACTCGTCGTCGATGGCTTAAGCCAAATCGAAAAATCGCCATCCAAAATCCAAAAGATAGTATCGTGGTGAACGCCTACACCAATCACCTTACAAGGTAACGATTTACAAAAATCATGATAGCCCATAGGGTTATTGCTATGTGCGATCTCAACCTTTTCCAGTGTTCGATTTGAACATCTTTTTGCAAGTGCTTCGGCACTATCATGCTGTTCATGTTGCATTCTTGAGATACACCTCTCGCATGTGCCAACTGCGATAGTGGTTTAACGCGCGATCCTCCGGTTTCGCCTCCAGTCGCTTTCGACTCGTTTGATTGAGTAACTGACAACAGACGAGCACCCTGTATTCGTCACCGGGATAATGTTCTTGAATCAGACCGTATGGTGAAAGCGGTGCAACGTATTTCACAATAACCTTGGGAGTAAGAGACCGACGCCGTTGAAGCAGATGTGTGCAACGACCCCGGGCTTTATGTTCCCTTCAGTATACCTCAAGTAACTCAAATATACGGCGAAAGGCAGTAAAAAAAACGCCGCGTCCGCAGAGTGTAAGAAGGAAAAAGCAATCGCCGTCAAAATCGCCGCAGCTTTGTCGTTCCAAAAATAGGCGATCGCTTTCCACAACAAGCCACGAAAAATGACTTCTTCGAAAAACGGTACCACGATAATCGTCAATAAATAAAAGAGGATGATGGCAAACGTTGGAGCCGACTCAAGAAACGTAGCAATCGCCTCGGACGCTTCCGAGCTTGTCACGAATAGTTTTTGAACGTACGACAAGCCTAGGTTTAGAAAGATAGCTATAGCCACGATTTGTAAGTACTTTACCATTAGCTCTCGTTTGCTTGCGTGAGTTTTTCAGTTAGCTTATCAACAGTTCGTTGTAGCTTTTCCCTTTCTTCTCGGAGATACTGGACTTCCACCCTAAGCGCAGCAGTCTCTTCCGATAAAGTTCTAAGCTTTTCCATCAAGTCGTCTCGATCTTTTCGAGATCCCTCTAGCTTACTTTCCAAAACAGCAACCCTTTCCCTTAAGTCGTCTCTATAAATGTATTTTTGTTCACGCTCTTTTTCCTGTTCGGCGTTTTTGAGCTCCAGCTTTTTCTGATAATACTGCCAAGCGGAGGCACCACCTAACGTTCCAATGACGGCGATCAAAAGAGTTATGATATCACTTTGTTCCACGATTACATCTCCCCCTAATTTCCCTTATCATTCTCTGTCGACCGACCCTCCACCAGATGTATCCGATTACGAAGTTCTGTAATACATGACCTGCATCAATATGATAGTGACGAAACTCGATAAAGTTCAGCGCCGTTAGATTAACGAGCGCCAACAACAAACCGGTTTCCCGGGCTCTTATGTTTCGGCGCCCAAGACCCCACAAAATGCTTAGCGCGGCAACCACGCCCAATGCGCACCAACCATGTGGGACGCACAACTCGGCGTAATGCGTGGGGTTCACGATTATAAGCACCAAACAAAGCACCAGTTCGAGAAGCTCACTGTCGGAAAACACGAGAACGTCCCTTATGTTATGGACGAACTTTCTCAAACCAACTCCTTCGCGGCTTCCAATATTTTCTCGTTATCCAAACCCGCACAATCTATTTTGTTGAGCGTCACGTGGTAATGGTTGAGGAAACCAGAAAATCTACCTGCTACCACCTCAGGTGAGATCGCGTGGTCCTCCACCGGCAGCTCGAATGGAGTATCTGTACACGAATGAATCGCTTCCCATAGGGCGGCAAGAGCCTTCAGCTGAATCGGATAAAACCCAAGAAAATTCTCAAGTTCTCTCCCGTGAACCTTAACGTCACTAAGTATGGGTCTTTCACCAAACCCTCTGGAAACGTATGTATCCTGATATTTCGTATAATAAACGTTTGAGATCTCCACGCCTACCGAGGCGTGATTAACTTTACTATTACCCGCATGCCAACCAGCGTGTTGCATGTCGAGCAGTTGATAGATCGTACCGTCGTTGTCAATACAAAAATGAACCGAAACGCCCCTGTTGTTAAGCACTCGGGCGCACGTCTTCGAATCCAAACACACGTCCCAGTGATTGACAAACATTTTAATGGGACGAGTTGGCTTCCCCGCGTAAGATGAGTAAGCACCTTCGCGAATGATTAACCCTCCGTCATCGAACCAGTGGACGACCTTCTTCCATTTAATGGGAAAAAATTCGCCGTTATAAACGATATGATCGCTGTACGTCGATGGGCCCGGATCAAAGTCGTTCATTTTTACCATGCGATCTGCGTACACACGCCGGAAAGTACCAGGACCGCATAAGCCGTCGGCCGTGATGTGGTGCTCGACCTGAAACTGGACAATGTTGCTGACTAGAATATCATCGAAGTCATTCGCGTCAAACCAGGACGGTTTCCAACCTAGTTCGACGGACGTCTTCTTGTTATACTCTAATTGTCGTTGCGTGGCCATTGCAGATAACTATTTCGCTCGCGACGATAACTTAACCGCACTTACCGTACCCGCAACTTAAGCAGGTGATACAACCCTCTTGGTACGTGAGAGATTCTTCGCCACACTCAGTACATTTCTTTCCACCGCCCGGTTCAGTACCGTCCTTGATGAAACGCTTAAGAACCCGACTGATTACCTTCGCAAAAGAAAATAGATCGGCATCACGATCCTTTAACAGTTGTTCCACGATATATTGAATCGATGCCCCATGCCGCAGCGCTAACGATATCATTCGGGTGAACCCAGCGTAGTTCGGGTTGTCAAAAACCCTGACGACGTCTTTGATCATCACCTCGTCTCCGTTCTCACCAAAAATTAGGTCATAAATGCTGTTACGCGTCTTTCTGTGACGCTTCTTAATTGAGCCGGTTGAATACTTAGACGGAATCTCAACAAACTCTGCAAGGCCACCCAGCACCTCATAGGGCTTATCATCGAGCACCCCTACCAAGATGGTCCACTTTTCGCCCTTAATAGTGGCATGGTGAATCTCGCAAGGTAACACGACGGGACGCTTAGGGGCGCTGTGGTTCACAAACTTAATGTGTTCACGCGATTTTGGTTCTTCCTTCTTGACCAACACACCACTTCGCGATCCTTCACGATATACCGTAAAGCCCTTACAACCCGACGCCCACGCCTCCATGTAAACATCACCGACCAAGTCCTTACTCACGTCCGCCGGAAGGTTGCAGGTTTTCGAGATACCATGACACACCCATCGTTGCGCCGCGGCTTGGATCTTTACCGATTGTACCCAGTCGATTTCTGGGCTTGTCGAACCCCAGTACGGACATGTGTCGTCGACCTCTGTTTTGCCAGTAACCTCCATCCACCTCTTTACGCCGTGATGATAAACAGTAAACTCCTGCCACTTATCGCCCATATCATCTACAAAATCAACCCGAGTATCTGCATCGTGCTCAACAATCTTTTTCCTACGAGTATGATCGATCATATACACCGGCTCGATACCGGACGTGGTTTGTGTCAAACAAGAAACAGAACCGACGGGTGCGGTTGTTAAAAGCGCGATGTTTCTTCGACCATACTTCACGCGTAACTCATTAATCTCATTAGGCAATTCTGCATGAATTCGATCGAGGTACTTGTTCCCTTCCTCGAGGGACGCATCATACACAGAAAATGCCCCTCGCTCTTTCGCCATTATGATCGAAGATGTATAGGACGCAATAGCATGCGCGCGGTAAATCCTGTCGGTCATCTCGATCGATTCATCGCTCCCGTATCTAATACCCAATGCAGCCAGCGTGTCGCCGACCGCGGTTGGCCCCAAACCTGTACGGCGACCGCCCAACGACGCGGCACGAATCTTGTTCCATAAGTCGACCTCGATCCGTTTTACGTAAGAAGCTTCGGGATCACCATCTATCTTTCGTAGAATCTTATCAATCGCTTCGATTTCCAGATCGACAAGATCATCCATTAATCGTTGGGCTTTTATCACATTTTCATGAAATGCATCGAAATCGAAAATAGCATTCGATGTAAACGGATTTTGCACGTACTTGATCAGGTTGTTCACCATAAGCCGACAACTATCATACGGGCTTAGCGGTATCTCCGCGCAAGGATTCGTCGCAGAAGTACGATAGCCAACATCACGATAACAATCCGCGGGACCCTCGGTTACGCGATCCCAAAATAGAGCACCAGGCTCTGCACATTCCCATGCAGCATCGATGAACTTTTCCCAAATCTCAAGGGCACGAACCGGCTTTACAAGGATAGCGTCTTCCACGCTCGCCTCGACGGGCCACCTCAAAACATACTCTTCGTCGTTTTTAACGCACTCCATAAACTCGTCATTAAAACGAACGGATATATTCGCGCCGGTAACTTTTTTTCTATCTCGCTTAATATCGATGAACGTCTCGATTTCTGGGTGTCGACAATCGATCGTAATCATCAAAGCGCCGCGGCGACCTCCCTGGGCAACTTCGCGACAAGAGTTCGAAAATCTTTCCATAAACACAGCGAGACCATCGGTCGTGCGCGCAGCGTTCGCCGTTGTTTGTCCTTTGGGTCGGATTCTACTCACGTCGAACCCAACACCCCCGCGCCTCTTCATAATCTGAACTTGCTCCTGATCGGTAAAGAGAATACCGCCATACGAGTCCTCGGGTGGCGCCACGACGAAACAGTTAGAAAGACTTTGGACCTGCGACGTATTACCGACGCCACTCAGGGGTGAGCCCTGGGGTACAACAAGCCATGAAGAAAAAAGACGATAGATCTCTTTCACGCTCATCGGGTTCGGATACTTCGATTCAGCCCTTGCAAATTCTTTAGCAAGACGTCGATGCATATCGTCAGGCGTTAACTCCAGCACTCCACCGTTACCATCGGGGAGCGCATACTTTCCGGAAAACACGTTTCCCGCCAGTTCATCTCCAGAAAAATATTCAACGCTCGCCTTAAACGCGTCGTTAACGGAAATACTTTGGTTCATCTAATCACCAGTTTCCTTCAGCTGCTTGGTTACCTCGTGCCACTTCGCTCGAAGTAAATCCTTAGCAGCGCCCGCGTCTTGACTAACGGCTTCGTTCAGCGTTAACTCGGATTCATCTAGTAATGTAATTCGAGACTGTGCTGTGTTAATGATCATGGGAAACAAAATCCCATCCCGACCGGCTCGGTTCTTCGCGATAAACAACCGACCGTGACCAGTGGCTTTCTCCTGCGCTTTACGAGAAAGCGACACCACGACGTCGGCGACCATCGCTTTTCCGTACGCTTCCGACATATTTTCGAGTCCCACGATATCGCTATTAGCGGAGTCCCTATTCGCTTGACTAGCCGTCCAAATGGGAACGTTTAGTTCCATCGCGAGGTTACGAAGTTCTTCGTAAATAAGCTTAAGCTCGTGTCTCAACGAATCATAAGACTTCGTCGACTTCATGATGTCCGCGTAATCGACAATGATCAAGCTCGGTCTAAACCCCTTAAGCGAAAGCTTCTCGATATGGTTACGAATCGTGATAACCGACGCAGATCCTGTCGGATACTCTTTGATGATGAGGCGTCCCATCTCGTTGTTTTCGTAAAAATCAAACACCTCCTTTTTCGAAGGTATCAGCTTGTTGATATCGATATTGGCTAGATTCGAATCGTACCTTCGACCGACAGCCGTCTCCGTAAGCTCGAAAGTATAGTGCAACACGTTCTTACCAACGCTTAGCGCGTGCGCGCCCATCGCGACCAGGTAGTGAGATTTTCCAACGCCCGTATTTGCGGTAACGACACCGATCTCGCCACGACCGAGACCACCATCCAGGATATCGGGAGCATCGATACGCTTGAGACCGGTTGGACATGGCACCCTATGCGTCGCGACGAATCGAGCCTCGATGTCCTCCATGAAATCGTGCCCAATTGAATGGGGCATACCCACAGACACGGCATTCTTCATGAGACCAATAACACTATCGAACTTTTCCGTCTGAATCAACTCGACGGCTTTGTGAAGCGCGTCCTTAAACGCCTGACGCTTACAAAAATCAAGAGTCTTATCTTTGACGTATCCGATATCACCCGGGTGAGGATTCGATTTAACGCGATGTAAAAACTCTACGATCTGGTCTCGAAGAATGACGTCGTTGCCCTCTGACAAATCGTCCTTGATGATAGTAATCAACAGAGGAAGCGTGGGGAAAGCCTTATACTGCGTATAGTACCGGAAGTAAAGCCTGGTCAGATATTTCAAATAAGTAAGTTCGAAAAAATCGGGCAGCATCACCTCGTACATTTGGTTCGCCCATTCGCGATCTAGTAGCAAAGCCTGGAATATCTTTTCCTGAAAGGGCTTTCCGTAATGTGAGAAACAGGATGCGTTTCCTGTAAAATCAAGCGCCGCGTCGTGCATCGTTCACCGTTTGTTAAGAAGATTCATTTGTAAGAATAACACGTTAGGGTCGAAGTTTATCAACCCAAATTTGCGAAGACTTCTGAGAAACGATAGCTTATCGTACTTCTTTTCATTGATCTCTAGGCTTCCTTTGATTTGTTGGATTTGCGTGGCGGCGAGATTAGAAATATCCAGACACATAAGTCGGAAATTACGCCTTACGAGATCTTTGTTTTCTAGAACGCTGGAGTAAACTTGTACTTTCGATGTCTTCTTAAGTCGCTCGCATTCTTTAAATACGAAATCCAAGGACACTCGTTCATCAAACGTTAACGCGGGAAATCTTTTTGCGAGCGTTTTAAAGCCTACCCCTTTCACCCCGTTAATGTTATCGCTTGGGTCTCCTACGAAAGCTCGCGTCAACGCAACGTTACTCGACTTAACGTGCATCTTTTCGACGACGACGTCACCATCGATCAGGCGTTTCTGGCCTGGCGACCAGACCTTCACTCGATCATCGATGAGTTGATAAAAGTCTTTATCACTTGAGACAATCACGATATCGTCGTTCCCGAACTCGTATCTCGCGCAATAACCAATAACGTCATCGGCTTCGCAGTCTTTGACGTAGTGTTGGTATACCGGTAGGTTTCGCAAACACTTTGTCAAAAAAGCCACCTGCGATAGCCTATTTTGGTTCGAATCAGGGATATCATCTTCATAGTACCGGTTGAAGTGCTGTGGCTTCTTACCTTTTTTGTAATCCGCGTAGATCGCGCGACGCCGAAGACTACCACCACCCTCCCAAACGACGTGGACTTCTCTTGGGTTAAACTGCCTACAGAGACCGGCCAAGCCGCGAAGGAATCCGACGACTCCCCCCGCCGCATCGCCGTGTTGGGTCATCGATGGGTTCGCAGCGTAATGTCGCATGAAAAAATTAAGACCGTCGATCAGGATGACCATCGACTATTCCGGGGCTACAAATTCGTCTTCCATCTCCATCGAAAGTGCCCTAATCTCCTCATAGGATTCGACATCGATATCGAGCTCCGATCTCCTCACGTAAGTACTTTCGATTAACGCGTCGAAATACTGTTTGTACTCCGGGGCGTCGAGAAGTTCATGAAAATCTGTCTTGTAAAACTTCTTCTCGACCAACACCTTCCCGGACGTACAATCAGTGACGGTGAACTTTTTCCACGCACCTGTGCCAGAAACATCGATTTCCTTTCCATTCCAGATGACAGGATCCACCCTACGGAGCTCGTTGAACAACTCTTCGTGTTCGACAATTCCCTTGCCAAAGTGAATCTGAAACTTTACCGTCCGGAATGGTGGCGCGACCTTATTCTTGATCGTCTTCGCGGAGACGTTAATACCGATTATCTCCTTGTCCTTATTTTCGATCGGCTTTCCAGCGCCAAGCTTAATGCGAACCGACGAATGAAACGGGATCGCTTTTCCGCCAGGCGTTGTTGTAGGGTCTCCATATAGAACGCCAATCTTCATGCGAATCTGATTCAAACATAAGAATAGAACCTTTTGATTCGCGATGATCCCGTTGATCTTACGCATACCTTTGGAAATAGCGCGAGCCTGTAAACCGATACTCTCCTTGTCATAGTCGCCTATGAGCTCTGCCTTGGGGGAAGATGCAGCTACGGAGTCCCAAATGATAGTAATAGGAACGTTCTTTTCCATCGCCCGAGCCTTCATAATCGTAGCCTCGGTAATCGAGAGGACCTCCTCAGTACAGTGCGTATCGACGTAGACGAATCGCTTCTCAATATCGACGCCTAAGAGCGAAAGGTTCTCAACGCTCGTCGCGTTTTCGGTATCGATGTAAACGACGATACCGCCCATTCGTTGCGTGCTAACGGCCACTTGAATCGCTAGATGGGATTTTCCAATTGATGGTGGACCGAACACCTCAACGATCCTACCTTCCGGAAATCCTCCGTTTAAACGATTTGAGATGATCGCATCGAGCTGGCGAGACCCGGTGCTAATCCACCTATTAACATGCGTCGGTGAATCGTCGGTCGCCAGATTGTACGCGACGCGTTGACCGGCATCTTTGTTAAGCTGCTGGATCAGTTCAGCAGTAAAATCGTTTTCTTTACTTTTTGCCATATCAATACCCTCATACAAAAATACAGCACTTCGTAGTACTGTTCACCGGGGTGACGTGAATAAAGCTAGTAGGACGTGTCGAGGTCTTCGGCTTCTGGTATCTTGACCGGTTGCGTCGACGTAGCCGTTAAAAGGTCAGGCGTAGGAACAAACCCAACCAGCGGTGCATATATCAACTCGGCGCTACACTGAAGCAACCAAACGTCGTCGGTCGGACCCGTGGCTTCGTCTATAAAAATCGAGCAAAGCCCAACGCCACAGTCTCCAACGTTATTACCAATGTTGTTGAGTATACTCTGACCTGCGATCGCGCTAGCGTCGGCATAAGGGTCGTCCCCAACCAGCGCGCCAGTCCTACAGCCGGAGGCAACCGCATCCGTTAATTCGTATCTCTGGAGAATGTACCATAGATAGTCAATCCCACCAAACACCAAAGTTAGAAACACAGGAAATAGCAACGCGAACTCAACCGCGTGCGAACCTCTCCTATTCCTAGATCTATTACTCATATACGCAACCTTCCGCACGGGATTGCTCCCGTGCGGATTAACAACCAAGCCTCTTAAAAAGTACCGAGATCGGCAAACGCGTCGTCCAAGTCCTTATACTTCGCAGAACTGGACGTCCCGCTATTGTCGGAAGACGAAGTCGTGGGAACGGTCGCGGCGCTCGACTTAGACGGCGAAGCGTCAAACGCCCTTTCCGTCGGAGCGCCATCGCCCAACCAATCGTTGATAATCTTCTCCAACTCGTCGTACGACTTGCAACTATACAGGTCGTCGAGGTTGGGAATGTTATCGATCCACTCCTTCGCCTGCTTCGGATCGTCGCAAAGCTGTGTACTCTTGGGGCGGGGACGAACCGACGTCATGGCCCACTTACGACCTGGTTGCTTTACGCACTCAACCTTCACATCGCGACCCTCAAGCGGATCGGTGATATCGCCGTAATCCTCGTCGAGCATGATATTCAATAGATCCTGGTAGACGGTCTTACCGAACGACCAAAGTCGAATGCCCTTGTTTTCTTCGCCACGAACAATGACGGCCGCATAGCTTCGCATCTTAGGATACAGCTTCTTCGCGAGCTCGTAAGAGTCCTTTTGAGTATCCGTGTCGTTGTCCCCGCGGAGCTTATTGATAAGCTCCTGAACCGGATCCGGGTTACCGAACTGGTGCGGTGTCAAAAGGCCCGGGTTGTTACCGATGTTATAATAAAACCAGCGCTCCTTGAAAGGTTGCCCGTCATTATCGGGAAAAGAAACCAAGCGAACGGTCGCCGTCTCTCCCTCTTCCGGACGCCACATCATATTGCGACGACTGTTGTTTCCGTTGAGCTGGTTAAGCTTCTTTCTAATTGCATCAAAATCAATAGCCACGTTAACCTCCTAAATTGGTAATTGCTATCTGTGAGTAGCTTGGGCGTTTTCACCCAAACAAATATAAATCAAATGTAGTAAATGTTCAATTTTGTTTCTATACTAAAATCTAGTAGTTAGTAGTATAAGATCTTAGAAAATTCAAGACCCACGTTTCCCCTAAACTATTCATCGCAAGTTCGATGGCATCCGCAAGCGCCGTCTGGTGATGTGTTACCTCTGCTTCCCACTCGTCGGTATGGATCTCGTTCAGGTTTCTCTTGATTATCTTGTTAAGCTGTCTCTTCGTGATTTTCATTTCTTCTTCCTTTTCTTTTTCTTTGCGAGTTTTGCGTCGCCGAAAGCCTTACCCGCGGCGACGTAAGGAGGCACACGACCCGGTGGTTCTGGGTTGGGATAGCGGGGACCGGTGCCCAAAGGCGTGGTCACACCCGCTACACCGCCGGCGCTTACCTCGTCCTTCTCTTCACCTTCGACTTCATCGTCCTCGTCGATCACCTCAATGCGATCGCCTTCGAGAAGCGATCGGATGTAGCGTCGAATTGTCCTATCATCAAAGTTATTCATGAGCCTGTATAACTAGGTTCGTCGCTTCGAAACAAAGTATTTCGCCTGTTGAATTATAGTCGCCAGCCCAGGTTCGTCGTGAACGTACCAACGGTTTTCCTCGAAGTGAAAACCACCAGCCAGCTGAATTGCCAGCCACTCGTCGCGGGTGAGCTTCACCCCAAAGTGTTGTAGGAGATAGAGCGTCCGGTGAGATGTGGACATACGTTGTTGACCCTCAGCTTCGTTGAACTTATAGTGAGCGCCTTGCTTCTCACGGTGCCAGTCGCTGTCCTGTTCAATAAGCCAATCGTGCTCGAGATCACCCACCTTACCGATATCATGTAACAACGCAACCTTCACGATCGACTTCTTCATCTCGGAAGGTAAGCTGTATGCATCCATGAGCTTAGTCGCCTGCTGGGCCGTCTTCAACGACATCATAATCATGCCACCAGGTTCGCACCCCGGATCGCGAATGTACCGACTGGTGGGTGTCATAACGATTCTTTCGCCCAAAGTCTCGAGCAGTTGGATCACGGATTGCTCGTTATCGAAAGCGCTTCGCAAAAGATCGCTATACTGTTTCCAAAGCTTCTCTAATTCCACGTTTTCACCCCATCGCTTCTAGCAATAATAGTAACGATGTACGAGAAACTTTACACGCGCCACGCCACCTTTCCTCGTTTGGACGGAAAGATGAGTACTCCTCCGCTGCTATTCTCGACCCGAGTGTCTTCGCCCCCTCGAATGATGCCACCCTCGTACGCGCTTTCAAGTAAGAGTTTCATATACCGAGTCGCATTTGGACGATCGATTCCTTTCGCGGATACCAGCAAACCCTTCTTTCCTTCCTTGTCTTCGATGAATCGAGAATCGCCATAGGCTTTATTCATCACCTGTGTCGTTTTTCTCGATAGATTAATCAAGCTCTGGATGGATTCCAAAACAGGACCCTTAAATACTTTATCGATCTTAAGGTTCTTAAAAACGTCTTTGGGCGAGGCGAGCTTCATACCTTCGGGGATCCTACCCCTCACGTTCGAAACGACGACGATCGCGCGTTTCGAACGAGCTCGTTTCTCAAAAAGCATGTTATATACCGGATCATTCGCTACGTTTATCACTGATCTTCTCCACAGTTACCGGAAAACTTACGGATTCGTTCTGCAAGTTTATCTCTACGCCATCTCTAAATATCCCCTCCGCGGCGTTCGATACCGAAACTGGCACGTCACAAATGATTTCGTCGTGAATCAAAAACAGCGGTTGGCAACCACCCGCTTCGCGTAGTCTCTCGATAACCTTCCCGAAACCGACCACCGCAACGTCAACGGCCGTGCTCTGGACAAACGCGTTGAATAGCTTATTCTTATTGTCAGGAAAGATCGGTCGACCGAAGTGATTGCGAATTTTGTTTTCATCCAGGGCGGAGAGCTTCGCCGTCGTTTCGTCGACGGAAAACATCGATCGTAATCGTTTTTTGGCGGAATGCTTAACATCTCCGTATTTGCTTCTCGCGGAGTGCAACGACATTCCATAAATGAGCGAGAGCGTCAAGATTTTTGCGCGGGGTCGACCAAGCTTTCCCCCGAAGATTTCTTCGTCAATCCACTCGTACACATCGCCATCGGGCACGTGACCACCGAGCGCCAAAGCAACCCGGGGCTCAAGGCTGGAGTAATCGATCGAAACGATCTCGCCCTCATCCCCCCAAGATGACTTGATTAACCCACGATGCTCCTTTCGTAACGTGAGAATCCGAGGGCCGGACGCCACGTTCATTCTCCCCGTCGATGTTGAGACCCCCTCGTACTTCACTGTTCGGGCGAAACCTTCGCGATCGGGCGCGAAAGTTTTCAGATTGGAGATTTGCGTTGCATCGGTTTCGGAACTTATTCTTTGGGCCAGCTCGTCCCTATCTATCCGCGCGCTCCGGAGTGTATTAAGCACACCTAGCCTTTTCGCTAATGTAAATCCGTAACCCGATTCCTCGAACTCGCCAGCGATGCTTCTAGAGCTTTCTATGACATCGTTAATTATCGATCGATACTTCGGGGCGGGCAGTACTTTTTGCCAATGCACGTCCCGGGAGTTCAAGCCGACGGCTTTATAAAACTTGGCGTGCGGAACGGTCTCGAACGTTGGTATCGCTCTTCGAAAAAGCTTAGCGACATAATCGAGAGATGTAGTATCGACCCGGGGATCACCAAGTGTAAGAACCCCCGTCGGAGGTCGAGAAACCCACGTGAAATGCTCATCGGTAATCAACAAGTGCTCGATCGTCCCGAGCGCAACGCCAAGTATGCAAAGTTCCATGTAACATCTTAAAACTAAGCCGTCGTTTGTTCACACCAGGTTGATTGTCACAGCCGTCAACGGATCGGTCTCACCGTCGGCCACGTCGTCTAAACTTAGCGCAGCCATAGCAAGCTGTCGCTTCACGTCGGTCGCGGCGGACCTGAACTTCTCGAAGCCATCCACTTGGGTGAACTTCGCGGACGTTTTGAACTCTCCAGGACCGAAGGTGTGATCGATACCGGTGCAAACGTAAAAGTTATCGACGCTGGTGTTAGTGTTGAAATCGAAAAACACGTTCGACGCGTAGGAGAGCAGGGGCATCCCAAACATGTCGACCGAAAGCGACGTAGGTTGTATGAACGTGGGAAACCCCTCGTCGGCGTTGCCTTGTACGCCACCCTTGCCACTCGTCGTGGCCGCCGACATTCGGATGGACGCCAAAGCCGGATCGTTCATACTCGATAGACTGGCGCCGACAACGGGGTTACCGGTCGATCCGATGATGCAGGACGGTGCGGTTTTACGCAAGTACTCCTTGAGTTTCGATCCCGTGGCATTGACTATCACGATATCCTTTATCTCGGTGTTTACCTCACCGCTCACCGTCACGCTGGCTTTAAGCGATACGATCCCCGCCTCGGTGATACCCTCCATCACCTTTGCCATGCGCTCGCCGTGTTGCGCGGTATATTCCTGGTTACCGTAAGTCGTGCCCGGCGTACCCGACGAATCGTTCGCCGAGACTATGCCAAAGTTGTTTTGCGACATAGACGAGAGTAACGCGTTCTGTGGGTCAAAAGCGGAAGCCGACTTATCGTACACGAATACCCGCAGGATCGTGCGCGTCTCGTCGGTGAGCATATTCTCGGTGTTCTCCGGATCGGGTGCCGAGACGGGGACGCACTCGAACGCAACTTGTAACTGTGGCTTTCGAAATTCCACCGGATGACCCGTGGGATAAGCTTTCGTAAGTAAGTCTTGCCTTTTGCTCGTTAGGGCGCTAGGTTCTTTCTGGAGGGACTCCTTTATCACCAAGTTGCCGTCTTCGTCGGGTTCGTACATATCATCGAGACCGTACACCTTCGATACTGACTCGTTCATGATAAATTCAGAGTTCACAAAATTGATAAAAGCGTTGAGGCTCATACTTAGCGTCGGTCCGGACTTCACCTTGTACGCGTCGTTGAATGCGCTTATTTGGATAGGAAACTGCGCGATGTTGTGATGTCGAACAAAACCTGCGAGTCGATTGAACGAGTAAAACACGAATTGAACTTCGTCGAACTGACCAGACATTTGAAGTGGTTTCCCCACGTACGTCATCAAGAGCTTGCCCAACGAAACGTAGTCCGTCCCCATCTTACCTGATTCCGAAGGTTGCGGGATGTTAGGACCATCTTCCCCTATCGCCGTAAAGGGAAATTGGGCTGCGAAGGCATCGACGCCGTTTGAGAGAACGACCTTCTTGCGCGCCAGCGCCGTGTTAGCGTTGTTCGAGATCTCCTGGATCATGCCATCCTCGCCGTTGGTGCCGAATATATCCTGCAACTTTTTTGCCACCGCGTTCAATCCGGCACCCGCGGTGACTTTTTTGTTGTCCTCTATGAACTTCGCGATCTCGCTTAGCGTGTCCTGGGAGACCCTAAGCGCCGCGGAAGACGACGATCCCGCGGCTAGCGCCGTTCGACCGCTAACATCCTCGATGACGGATCCTGCGCCGTCGAGTTCTTTGGTCAATGTGGCGAGCTCCGCAGTTAGCTTCTGTAAAGCTGGCATCAAGCTTGCAGACCCCTCCCCGTTCGTGGTGACCTCCGTGTAAAGTTCCGTCGATCCCTTCATGGCGAGTTTCACATCGACGTCGACCTGTCCGTCTTCGGTAAACGTGAAACTCGAGTTTATGATTCGATACTTTTCCTTGCACCGTAGTGAGTGGATAAAATCTCCGATGGGATTGGTTCCGGGTGCATTTACCGCGTCCGGATGGGACCAACCGTACTCCACGCGTAATTCCGTTCCGCCGTATAGGTCGGGCTTTACCATCGGCGCGATCTGCGCGAGGCGACTACGATCGTGTAATGTTAGCTTGAGCTTCGCGGTCTTGTATGCGTTCATCCCGTACGACGGTTGAACGTTAACGCTAAAACTCTTGAGCGTCATGAAAGGACGAAACTTATCGAGGATCGCGTGTCCGGAATGATCGTCTTCCGTCCCTCCGGGGGGATCGAAGTACTCCTCGTTCGCGTTCACAAGCGTTTGCGGCGACGTGAAGAGCTCCATGCCAGCTGCAGTGACCGCACCGACCTCGGCCACCTGATCGTTCCCTAACGCTTCACCGATTATTTCCGAAGGTAGGGCGTTGGCCATGGACTTTCCCAAGTCGGTCTCTATCGCCGAGTTCGGGGATAAAAATAAGTGTTGGCTCATCGTAAGAGGCGTCGCGTCGCCACCTAAGGGTTTACCCGATGAGATCACGAGCATGTCGAAATAAGGCACGCAACGCGACCATTCGACGTTAGGAATCGCGTTAAAGAAAATGTCTAGGACATCCGTATCACGGGATGAAAAAGCTAATTCGATCGGGAAAATCTGAAACGCCACGAGACCGGGTTTGGATTTTACTGGTTTCTCGTCTGCGGGAACGAAGGGCGCTGCTGCGGTACCCAACATATCGCTCGTCTTCTTGGGGCACGCGAAATCGCCATCGTACTCCGCGCAAATACCGATGGCGCGTTGTAACGATTCCTTGTCGACGGCGTCTGTCGCTAACTCCTCCAACGCCGCGATTATCGTCGTCGACGACGCGCCACCCGAGTTCGACCTTTGAAGTAATGGTAAAACTTGGTCGCTTAGCGCCCTAAGGGCTTCCGCCATCTGTCGCTTGTCCTCCATTCCCTCCTCCGCAAACGAGGGCACCACGCTACCGTGACCTCCGAAAAAGTATGCGAGGCTCCCGAGTCTAGCGTATTGATTGATCGGTTCCGACATCTAGTTACCCCGTGATTGCTTTCACTTCCGAAAGTTTAACCGGTATTGAAAGAGACGTGCCTGGTGGTGTCTGCAAACCCCAACCAATCCCACTACACGCGGCGATGATCCACCACATCCGAGCGTCGCCTAGTTCTTCTCCAGCGATTACGTCGAGACGTTCGCCCGCCTTAACGACGCGAACTCTCAAGCGTAGTCGACCTGCCTTGACCGCGGCGATAAGTGCCCGGGCGGCTTGTGGGGTCGCAAGCATTCTACCACCCTTTATCTTTTTTGTATTTTGGTATCGGCGAATCATGATTCTTCCTTGACGGTATCAATCATGGTTTGTAGCGTCGTTCCCTCATATCCCTGCTGTAAATCCATCTCGGCCTGTATCGATTCGTTAACGCTCGGTGGCATTCCGTAAGGATCTCCCCCAATCGCATTCATCACCTTACCCACGTTGTACACAGGCGCGCGGTTGAACCCATCGGAATCTAGACCAGGCGTAATATCATGAACCGGACTGAAGTTGATCGTCACAGCACAGAAAAGGGGCGCTTTGCTACCGGGGATATCGGTTCGCCATGGCTTTTCGTTCCAATCGAAATCCAGACTCGTAATCGCGCCAGCCAAACCTCGACCGCGAGCCGACTCGAAGCTTCTAACGATTGCGTTATTCGCGGAATCAAAAAACTCAGCCTCGGGGGCTGGATCCGCGGGAAAAAGAGATGGTATCAAACCAGCCTCGAGGTTGATCAAGGTATTCGCCCAAGCCGGTTGAAGCTTCAGCGCCTTCATGGGAACGGTCGCAATATAGTCACCAGGCACAAGGGGTTCAAGCTTATCGTTAATCAAGTCGTTGGACGTTTGGTCCAAAATGACGGCGTATTTCGTACTCGATTTTATTTTTGTGCCTTCTGCCGTGGCGGCGTCACCCGCGGCCGGGGTTGTCGTGGCTGCAAGACGTGCTGCATTCCCGGCGCCGTCGTCTTCGTCGGGCGGCGAGACGAGAATGGGTATTCCGATGGTTCCCCTAATCGGTCCCAACATGGTCATGTTGTTCTTCGTTGCTCCCGCCCCTGGTACCACAGGAGCGACGTTAAATCCACCACCCGCAACGGGTAGGATCACCACCTGGTCACCTGTGATGTAACCCAACGCCTCTTTGTTGCTGGGGTCGCGGCTATCGAAAACGGTCTTCGCGGCGGCTGCAATTTTTTCCGCGTTGGCCTCCTCGTCCGTCGATGATCCACCTTCCGCGCTTGGTTTGAATACGTCCTCGGCTTGTCCCAACCCGAAGAGTCTGGCGAGACTGAACTTCGAGTAGTTGGACTTGAACAAATCGCCCAATCTGATTCTAACCAACGGGGACGCCGTTTGTACCTGGGAAAACGGTTGGACGAAATTAATCGTACCATCGGTCAAAACCCTGCCTCGACTAAACTGTGGATAAACCAACGTCGTAAGCTTATTGATCTTGTACCACATCTCGTCGTAATCGTCCGGACTAGTCGCTGCTATCAAAAACTGCATCGATATTGCACGGGTCGTCCCGCCATAAATGTAGGCAGGCTCCACCCGACCGATACCAGTTTGGGCGTTCCAGTTCGCCGAGTAACTGTCGGAGAGATTCTGCAAGAACGCGTGGAAGGCGATTATCTCGTTCGTTCGAAGATCGTGAAAATAAAACGGTACGTACTCGATTTCCAATTGGTTCTCGATAGCTTCGACCAAGGCACCAGGCAATCGCTTTCCCGGATTTCCGTCTTGATCGGTGAACTGCGACGGATCAACGAACTTCATGTTAAGCGAAGCGTTCGATAAAAAATCGCTTAACGAAGTGCCTAGGCCCGCGACGGTGCCGACCTGTTGCGCGGTAACAAATGCCGAAGGTAAAATGTACGTGCTAGGAATGTTTCCCGCTGCCCACACCAAACCCTTTTCGTCATCCGCCTTTCGACTCTTCGCGACTCTATACAACGCGTTATTCGGTAGTTCATCCAGATTAGCCTTTCCGAGACCATAATTGAAGGTCTTGGATTTTTTCCATGAACCCGTAATGATCTTATCGCCCAATATAGCCATTATAATCGTGAAGCGATAAAACTTGGAATTTAGCAACGAATCGATTATGATACCGATGGCGTTAAGATTCGAGATAAGACCACCCGAAAATAACTCGTCATTCGCTAACATGTCCATAAACGTTACAGTGTCCCGCGCGACGCCACGTTGGACGCTCGTTATGAGACCAGCTGCGCCGAAAAGGGCGCCAACCTGAAACCATAAGAGTCCCACGAACACAGACGGAAGAAATGGCGCGGTCGTTTCTGGGACCTGGAGGAGCTTTTTCATGAACGACTGAAACGCACCGAACATCGTAGCCGATTGTCTAGACGACCCCATTGGAAGAACGTCCTCGCCAGGATTCAAAAGATCCTTCTTCGGGAACCCAAGGTCTCCCGTAAGCAAACCGACCAGTAAACCGACGGCCGCGGTTGAGGCGGCAATGGTGACGAACTGCGGGAATAGCAACGCGATGGGCGAAGGAGAGTAAGGACCAAACGGCGAGAAGTTCTCCAAGTGACTGTACATCTGGCCGTAAGAAGCTCCCGGGGTATCGAAATCGAAGAAGCCAGCCTTCGCAGGTATTTCGGGATCCCTTAGCTCGGCATCAACCGTATCGTTTTTCGTCAACACGCGACCGCGATACGCGTTACGAGCCTCAAGGTCGCCCGCGCCGAGTTTCTCGTTTCCAACCCGAACCGTCGCCAACTGTACACCCTCGCCACCTGTTGTAGTCAAGACGCTACCGGCGTCAAACTCGGTCGGGTCGTCATCGGCCTGGAGTCGTCCCGAAGCCTTCAAAAGCAGGGAAAACGCGATCTTCTGTAAGTCTTCGACCTCGTACGACTGGACTTTTGACGAGTCTCCGTTATCTGTAACATATTCGCCCATGACTTTCTGTGTACGACCGAATGACTTGGACCTTTCGCCATTTTGAATGAAGGGGCTATCGCCACCCGGATTGAACCGGTTGTTTTTCAAAATGGCCGAAACTTTCTGTTCGACGTCACTTTCGCCGTCGCCAGTTATAGAGCCAAGAACTTCCCCGTGCTTCGCAGCGCGGAGAGCCTTGTCTATAAGCCCGAGTAGTGGATCGTCGCCATGGCCAAAGTCTCCGTCGCCGATGGTCTCGAAATAAACCTTCGCCGCCTCCGTAACGTCATCGATGTATGTCGGTTCGCCGCTGCCCTTTCCCGTGACGATGGGCGCCGTTTTGTCCGTAACTTGGTTAAACGATGGCGAATCTTCCAGCTCGGCTGCGATCTCGTAAGCGTTTTGTGTCGGTGGCGTTTTCGTAAGCTCGGAAAGGTACGCGCCAAGAGTAATCTTGATGTCTTCCTTCAGGTCATCGCCCTCGTCAAACTCCCCGTTGCCGTTCGTATCGTCAAGAATGAGTGACCTAGGTGGGGGCGTTGGCATTCTTGTGTCCTCCGGCCGACATCACCGCTTTCAATAGCGCCTCTCGATCCTCCTCGGTCTTGCATTGTTCCCTTAGCGAATTGATGAATGGATCTAGTCTTTCGCATACGGACTGAGCGTGCTTCTTCGCCGCGTCACGTTGCTCGTCGTTTTCGCAAGCGTCCAGCGCGGCGTTAAGTAACCCCTGCTCCATCATATATTCGTAAACGGTTTGCATGTTCATAACTAGTCCTTACGATCCGGGCGCCGGGTTAGCGGGTGATAAAACGAACTGCTCGTCGACGATCGTCTTATCGGCCAGCGCCTTCGCTAACTTCTCGGCCTCGAGATTGACTTGGAGGTTTACGTTGAGTTGGATCTGTTGACGATCGATCCGTATACCCGTGCGCTTCGTCGTAACCCCGCGTTCGATCTTGTCGATCGTCGCGTCCAGGTCAACACCACCCTCACCGAGTTTTCGTAATTCGTCCGTAACGAGATTGTAGTTCGCGACTAGGGCCTTGGCGACTCCCAACGCACCGGTGGGACCCGTTCCCAACGCGGCGTGGGCTTCGGTGATGTCTGCCGTCAGTGTCGTCATGTTGGCGATCTGGGCTTGTGCAGCCGAGGGATCGATCTGGCCTACAGCTTCCGTAATCTGTGCCGTGGTCGTCGCCAGTTGAGTCACGGTCTCCAATGCACCGCCCTCAGCCCCCAACGCATCCTCGGCCACTTGTAGGGTATCGGCGAACTGCGCAGCGTCGGCGACCTGTTGGGTGGCAGTCGAAAGATCGGGCGTGCTAGCGGAAGTTGTCACCTCTTCGTTAGCCGCGGCAAACGGGTTCTTGATTCTGCTAACGAAATCCTTGATCTTCTTACCGATCCACCCGAACATGCCGGTTACCTTGTTAACGACCGCGTTGTAGACATTCGTAAGCCCACCAATGATGTTCGCCAAAAGCTGTTTAGGATCTGTAAACAAAAGAATCATCGGGTCTATTAACGCGGCCTTCCACGCTCCAAAAACAAACGCGCCGAGGTTTGTGAGGGCGGTCCACAAGAAGCCGGCGAGAAACGAAATCGCGTTGATTAACGCCGGTAACCCGTAATTCCAAAGCAGAAGAAATGATTCGGTCCACACCCAAATGAGTGCCTTGGGTAGATATTCGAAAAGAACCGTCGGTAAAAGCTTAAGTTGTGCCACGAGCATCTCGAAAAGACCCGTTACAAACTGACTACCCGCAGCCGCGGTCTCGCTCGTTTTACCTGGGGAGAAGATATTCTTCAGGAGATCGCCTATGCTATCGAACACCTTGAAAAGCCCGCCATAGTAGCTTTTTATGTAATCCGCGAATCCGCCTAGACCCAAACTCTCCAAACCATCAAGAACCCTTTTTTGAAGGTTACCAAAAAACCTCGATACCGTCAGAAGCATGTCGTCCGGCAATAGCCCCAACGTCAATGCGTTGATGAATCCCGCTGCGAGCTTCGTTATCCCCGACATATCGCCGAACTCTTCGTCGAGGGCTGCACCGACTTTTTCATCCGCGCCCGACACGGCTAGACCGAACCCTGCGACGAGAGCTGCCACCAACGTGATAGGACCACCCATAAACTTAGGCGCGAGATTCTTAAATAGCTTACCGACGACCTTACCCAGACCCTTCTTGACGCCCTTTCCAAACACGAACTGGAGACCTTGTAACAATAATCCAGGAAGCGTCGCCGTAATGGTTGTAAACAGAATCTGTCCTATCGTCGCGACAAGCATCATGATGCCACCACCGATCAACGTCTTCGTTACGACGGGGTTCGTGATCACCTTCTTGATCGACTCGAAGATCATCATGGCACCGGACTTTATTTTTTCCTGAACCTCTGGTCGACCGAGAAATTCACCGATGGTTTCGAAAACCTTCCCAATCTTCTCGACGCCATTGACGATCATGTCGGTGAGACCATCCATAAACTTCTGCGCGTTACCACCCGCGCGACTTGGGTCAAGAACGTCTTTGATCGTTTCGCCGAAGAGCTTGAACATGTTTATGATGCCTTTCAGGTCGAATGCCTTATCAAGACCCCCCAGCGAATCAATGAAACCCGAAACCCACTTTCCAAGGTCGTAACCAATATCAAAAACGTCGTAAAGCGCATCGTAGACTTTCTGAAGACCTTCGTTGCCTTCGAGGAACCCCTTCTTGAACCCCTTCATAAACGCGTCGAAGAAACCCAGGAATTTCTCGATGGGCGCGAAGACTTTTTTGATACTCTTCCCCATCTCTTGCATGGCTTCGGCGGAAGATATTTGGGCGTCCTGCGCCTTCTCCGCTGCCGTTTTGGTTTCCTCGATTCCTGCCGCCTGATCTCCGAACACGCGTTCCAGATCGTTCGCTTCGATACCGGCCGCGTTGGCAAGGTACGCACGCTCCTGTCGACTGAGCTGATCGATCGACTTACCGGTCGCCGCGAACGAGGATTTCATCATCGAAAGTCGCTCGTCGTCGGAAGCGTTCAACAACGCGACGGAGTCAAGTTGCATGCCGAAAGCCTGTGTCAGTTTCGCGACGCTCTCGGCTCCCTTCTCGAAATCGTCAAACTGCGCGCCGATCTTTTGAACTGTCCCCATCGAGATACCAGTCTTCGTCATGACGGCCGATAGTGTGGTCATCTCCTTCACGGACAGGTGCCCGAAACTCACCACGTCTTTCGCGATGGCGTCGAAGTTCTTACCCAGGCTCTTCGTGGAAACACCCATGGCTTTCGCAACGGTCGCTATACTCGTGGCGGCGGACTCCATTGTACCTTGCAACGTTTGACCGGCATTGAGAGATCTGTTACCGAGGGATTGCATTGCTTCGGCGCTGAGACCTGCACCCTTCTGAAGCATGGTCATCTCGAAGGCTGCACCAGCGACCTGACCGGCTAATGGTCCGACTGCGAGATCGCCAAGGTTCGAGATAGCTTCGCCGATCGCCTTGATCTTGGCTGCCTGACCCTCGGCGAACGGTCCAAAGAATTGACCCGCGTTGACGCCGGCTTTGGCTGCCGCGGCGTCGAACTGACCCACGGCGTCGACGGCCTCCTTACCTACGCCTGTTGCAAGGTCACCGAATGTTTCCCTCAGGTCTTCGTAGGCCTCGGCGACGATGCGACCCCGCTGCGCCGCCTCAGAGGAAGCAGCGATGATGGCACCGGTGAACTTTCCGAACAGACCGGTGACTGCCGACACGACGTTGAAACCGGCCTTGAACGCGTCGAAGATACCGACACCCACAGCCTTTACCGCGAGGAACGATTTTTTGACGCCGTTCATCATACCGCTGAGCGCGCCAGCGGCTACGGTCGTCTTGGCGAGGGCGCCCGCTGTTCCTCCTGCTGCCTTGGTGCTCTCGCTGAAGGTACTTGGAAGACGCTCCGCTTCGTTGGCCGCCTGCTCCATGGAAGACCTGATCTCGCCTAGACGATCTTCCATTCCGTCGAGGTTTTCGCACTTCATAGCGTTGCAAAGTTCTCGAGCGATCAAGACCTGACCTTCTAGGAACGCAGACTGCTTACGTAGCAGACCGGCGCGCGCGGAAATGGCGGCGTTAATCTGATTCTGTAATTCGAGTTGTGCGCCTAGATCGTCAGCCACGTGTAGTAGTACTCCAAGCCATAACTATTACCTTCGCGCGGTACTCAAAATGGCCACCGCGCTTTAGTTTTCGTTGTGTACACGTCGGCGGCGGTTTGTCTATCCCTCACCCTGTCCGCGAGATCACGATGCGATTGTGGGTTATCGAGCGCAGTCTTCAATCTGTGCGTTGCCATGGCTGCGGCACGGGTGTGACCAGGAACGCCCTGCGGGATGGAACCTGCGCCCAAAAGAAACATCGCGATATCGTTTCTGAGCTTCTTATCCATCAGGTAAATCTCCGGAGCCTCGCAGGAACATTTGCACGTTGCTTGTTCATCATCGCCCGGGCCTCGGGAGAGTTATCGTGAGCGGCCCTCGACGCTGGTGCGTTCGATTCGTTAGCTCGTTTGATTTCCGTGTTGATTCGATTGATAAACCAGATTCGCTGCCAAATAGGTAGGCTATAACCTTCGTTATACGAGAAGCCTAAGTAGTACATGAGCAAAAAGATCTGTTCTAGATATATTTCCTTATCACTCGGCGTCAGGCCAAAAAAACCCCGCACCAAGGGGTAACCTTACCTCCGAATCTGCCAGGCAGCTATCACAGGTCATCCAGGCCTTCATATCGATGCCCGGCTCGTGCTTATCGATGTAGCGACGCAAGGAGAGGCTATCACGCGCTGGCATATTTCGAATGAAACCGGCGATCTTCGACCTATCGGTAATCCCGTCGATCGACACAATCGAGTACGTCAAGCGAGTGGTGACGAGGTTATCGCCCAGTCCGGATTTCTTCTTACGGGCGGTAAGAATCATGATCTCCTCTTCGTCCTTCCCCGTTAAAAATCGAAACTCCACCGTTTTCTTGGTAACGGGAAATTTGAAGCTAAATACGTTCGTTCCTACCTGAACTGGCTCAATGTCCAACGTCTTCACGGGAAGCTCGGCGAGGTCGAAGGCGTGGCTTGCTCGTTCACTACACGCAGGACATTCGACGTCAACCTTATACTCCTGGCCGTAACCGGTGACACGTAAGGCAATCATCAATGCGTTACGATCGCCCGAAATCATGTTTCTGACGTCTGTGGACTTATCTATGAGACACGATTTAATTAGGTGCGTAATCACAGTGCCCTTTTTGATGAGCGCCTTAGAGGTTAGGATATCCTCTTCGCGAGCTGTCATTGCCTGTACTTCGACCGCGTCCCTACCGTATAACGGACTATCCTCGGGGTACACGACGCCACCTGATGGGAGCGGCACCAACTCAACGGGAACCTCGAAACCGAAATCGTCCTTCATCACGTTCGAAGTTGGAATTTTGGAACGTTGTCCGAAGACCTCGTTACTCGCCCTTTTGTCTTTTGCCATTTATAACACCTCTTCCTAATCATAACACCCTGGCCCGTTTGTAAATATCACACATAAAAAAAGCCTGCGTGGGGCAGACTTAGGTCAAGCTAAAAAACGTGTTATCCGATAAGCTTACTCAACGCCGTAAGGAAGGGCTGCGCCTTACTTGCGATATCCCTTGCGTCTGCCGCGGCGATCAAACCTTTCAGGGTCTTCCCAATGAGAATGACTTCCTTCTTGGAAAGCTTAAGCTCCTGCGTTTTCTTGGATAGTTGTAGAAGTAACTGTTTCAACTCGGCTTTCGACGCGGCCGCGTCTTCATCTTCGCCCTCAACCTCGGCTTCGGCTTCAGCTTCGAAAAGACGAGCTCGTTCCTCGCGTATGATTCTTTTGAGTTGGCGCTTGGTAATTCTCATTGAAAAATCAACCGCCCTCTGCGAACAACGACTGTGCGATCTTAAGAGTAGCGATGATCTCTTCGGTTTCTTCGCTACCATATCGCGGTAACCTCTGGAGGGCAAGGTTGATAGCGCTGGGGTTCTGTTCGTAAACGGTGTCCTGAAACGCTTCGCTTTCTGGTCCACCCCCGTTATAGTAAACAGCGATTATCGCGTCCACTTGACCTTGTACGGCACCTCCTAAGCCGCAATATGCCTGGGCGAACTCGATGACAGCAGAACCGGTTTCTATTCTTTCAAAAGGGCTACGTCTACGCTCCTGCAACGCCCGAAGCTTCTGCTTCTCTTCCTTGACGATTCTTCTAAGCTGTTTCTTCGTTACTCTCATTCTTCTGTTTCCTCGATAATAACGTCGTAAGTATAAACAGCCCCGTTTGCCGAAACAATCATCTTGGTTGCATCGCGGGCAATTGAGAAGTCAAGCAGTCCATCCCACGCGATGGAGTCACCCCATACCTCACCCTGTGCTCCATCAAAAGCGACGAAGGAACCGGGGAGTGAGAGATCTTCATAAACGAGAGCAACCACCGCGCCTCGATCACCGAGGGATTCCAAGTCATAAATGGATCCGCCGGCCTTTGCACGCCACAGGAGCGTTCCGGAGTTGTCGAGCGCGTGGAGAGTCGTCTCACCTTCCCAAGCGACCACAGCGACCTTGTGTACCTCGTCAAAGGCAATCATGTCGCCCGCGTCGGAGGCGAGGAGACGGTAGGATGTATCGGTCACGGCATAAACGTCCCCATTGACGAGGTACACCATATCACCAGCTTCATCCACATCCATCATCGAGGGAACGTCGCAAAGAGCTGTCGGCACCTCGACGGAAACAACGGCGCCGTCGTGATCCCGGCGTGAAACCTGGCATACCTCGGCGTTTTCAAGGGTCACGAAGCCTTCAGCAACAACCTGTGCCGCGACAAGACCAGGGACGATGTAGTGTTGCGCGCCCCAAGTCGGGGACCAGAAGCCGATATCGTCATCACAAAGGAACATAACGCGGTCCTCGGAATCGTATCCTTCTGGAATATCTGGGCAAGATTGATTTGTAAAGTCGGCACCAGCGAGGGAAGCAACGTCCGGATCATACTCACAGGAGTTTCCGCCAGACATACCCAGCATCCCCGTCATACCGTCGCGAGAGAGAGCAAGACCATTGATAGCATACCACGATAGACCAACTTGCTCGGTGTATAAAAAAGGAACAGGTTCGGGCTCCTCTTCGGGCATAACCGGTTCGTCAACGTCGATTCTCCCCGGAATAAAAACGCTGGAGGAAACTGTCTCTTCTTCCTCTTCGGCGGGTAATCTGCCTTCGATGGCTCCGTCAATAGCGTTGGCTGCCTCGGTAATATTTAGTGAGGCTTCTTCCTGTTGTATT